GGGCGTTCCAAATGGGGCCTGCGTTACCCCCCTGCCCCCGAACGCGGCACAACTGGCCCCCGCGTCGCCGCCAGACGGCGCGGGGGCGCCTTTTCAGGGGGCGCGCGGCGGGCAGGGTATCCGGCGCGTGTTCAACGCGGAGGAACGCGCGCTTCTGGCCCGCGTTGCCAGCGGCGAGGTAGGCCGGCACGCGGCGTCGCGGGAACTGCGCACGAATTACACGACGCTCCAGGCATATCTGCGCGAAAGCGGGCTGCCCATCCGGGCGTATCGGCGGCACGCGCCAGATCCGATCATGCCGGCGAGCGAAACGCCGGCCGGGTGGTTTCCCATCGCGCACGGTAACTCGGGGCGCTGGCACGAATACGACGGAACGCCCATTGGGATTGAGGCCGCGCAGAAAGCGGTGGCCGATGGCGCCGGCATGATGGCGCAAAGGCGCATAGACGGCGAGTTTGACCTCATGTTCCGCGTGGTCAGGCGGTCCGCATGAGGCCTCGCCTTTCTGCTGATCCCGATGCGTCAATGATGCGCGGTCAGTTTCGCCCGCTGCTGTCAGACCGGCGCGTGCTCGGCCTGGACCCCGGCAAAACGACCGGATGGTGTCTCTACTCGCCGCACACGACGCCGCGCTTTGGCCTCTACACCCTGCCAGGCGACGACCTTGGCGCGCAACTAGCCGGGTTTAAATTCTGGCTTGATGACATGATCGAGGATCACCTGCCGCTGCTGTTGGCGCTTGAGCGGCCATTCGGCCGCGCCGCCTTTACGAGCGACCTGCCCGGCACCCTCTGCGGGATCGCGCATATGGTCGCCCATTGCCACATGATCCAGCGCCGCGAGTTTACCGCCTCGGCGGTCAAGAAAGGCATGACAGGCGACGGGCGCGCACCGAAGGGGGCGGTCATCGCGGCCGTGCGAAGCAGGTTCGGCGTGCCGGCACTGGCGAGCCATGAGGCCGATGCCGCCGCCGTGGCGGTCATGGCATGGGCGCAGGAAGCGCAGAGGCTGCCGGCATGAGCGGCCCGCAGCGCATGACGCGACCGTCTGCGAAGGCGAAATCGGCTGCGTCGTCGTCGATTGCCACGCTGGCCCGGCGCCCGCGTCTACGCAAGGTCCAGGCCGATCCTGACGCCCCGTTGGGCCGGTGCAGATGGCGCGGAAATCTGCCGATCCCCAAGCATAGCCACTGGCTGGTGCGCCGCCTCGTGGCCCGCTTGAACGAGGAACAAACGACCATGGCCGAAGCCTGCGCACGCGCGGGGATCGCCCGCACGGCGATATGGAGTTGGTCGAATTTGTATCATCCGCGCGTCGATGAAATCGAGGCCGCGCTCAACGCAATTGGGCTGCGCCTGGCAGTTGAGGTGATCCCCGATGACGAAGCCTGACGCCCCGCCGATCTACACACCGGAAACGCCGGATGCATTGCGCGACGGGCTGTTTCGCGGCTATTGGGCGCATCTCAAGCCGACGCAGGGGAAAGCGGAATGACGACGCCCCCCATGACGCCGCCTGACTGCGACCTGCGCGGCCTGCCGTTCATGCCTCTTGACGTGGTGCGGCTTGGCGACAGCGATCTGTTTGCGCTGTCCACGGGCGAAGAATTCAAGGCGGCCGTCTCGCTCTGGTGCAAGGCATGGCTGCAAGTGCCGGCCGCGTCCCTGCCCGATGATCCGCGCATCCTCGCCCATCTGTCTGGCACCGGCTCGCGATGGTCAAAGGTCGCCGCCATGGCGCTGCGCGGCTGGGTCAAGTGCAGCGATGGGCGCCTCTACCATCCCGTGGTCGCCGAAAAGGCGTGCGAGGCATGGAAGCACCGCCAGACACAGCGGGCGCGCGCGAACAAGCGATGGGGAAACGATCCTGGCAATGCCACTACCGCGCAAACGGTAAAGCCGCAGCAATGCCCCGGTGATGCCGCGGCATATGCCACGGAAGATGCGGCGGCAATGCAAGGGACAGGGACAGTAAAGGGACAGGGAGAGAAGATAGATTCCTCCCTTCGGTCGGAATCTATCCCGCGCGCGTCGCGCGCTGCGAATTTGCATCCCGACTTCGCCGACTTCTGGGCCGCCTATCCCCGCAAGGTGGGCAAAGGCGCCGCCGAAAAAGCGTTTGCGTCCGCAATCGCGAAAGGCGCATCCGTCGCAGACATCGCAACCGGCCTCAACCGCCAGACCTGGCCCGCAGACCGGCGGTTCATCGCGCATCCGTCTCGATGGCTGAACGAGCGCCGATGGCAGGACGACCCCGCCGCAGCCTCGCCCAAACCCCCAGAACCCGCCGGCAAAATGGATTGGATTTTCCGTGACATGGCGGCCGAAAAAGGCGAGGAATACCCCGACTTCAACGCCCCGCCCCCGAGGCTGATCCAATGACGGACGCCACCGCGCACGACTGGGAAACATGGCTGCGGCCCATCGCCGCGTCAGTCCGAAACACGCCCACGCCGGCCGACGTCAAAGGCCGCGCCGCAGCCCTCGCCTTCGTCATGCGCGGCATCCCGCCCTCCGCCCTCACGCCCGACAAAGCCCGCGACCTTTGCCGCAAGGCCGAGTTTTTCCCGTCCGTCGCCGAGGTCGAAGCCGTGTTCGCGGCAGATTGGCGCGAGCAAGCGCGATCCCGCGCCATCGGCGGCGGGCCGGTCCCGCTCGGCCTCGCCGCGCCTCAGGCCCCGCCCCCCGTGCCCATGGACCAGCGCGCCGCGTCTGTCCAAGCCGCCGCCATCGTCGCCGCAGAGCTCCGCGCCGGCAGCGCCGCAACCCGTCCCGCGCCCACCGCCGCGCCCCTGAGCCCCGCGCGCCTCCTGGCGCAATACGAAGCCCTGGCAGCCCAAGGCAACGCCGCTGCGTCCACACGCGCCGCCGCCCTGCGGAGGGCAATGGCATGACCCGCCGCGCGCAACACTGCGTCCCCCAAGCCGTCAAGCGCGTCCTATCCGACGCGCAGGACCGCCTCACGATCAGCATGGCCCTGTCCAACGGCGCCACCGTCACGCCCTTCGGCTCAACCTGCCACCTGCGCCTGCCAGGTCAGGACCGCGCGCAGGCATTCCCCGCCGCGCTGGTCGAGGACGTGCAGCGCGGGATCAGAGGGGCGGCGGAAGGGGATGAATATCCGGCGCATTCGGCAGACGTAGGCCGATAAACGCGCGCGACGTAACCCGTTACCGCATGGGGGAATCCCGCATGGATTTAGCCGCGATCCTCGAATGGAACGACGCGGGCGAGCAATTGGCGCGCCGGATCGAGGCGCATCCGCTGGCGCGAAGGTCGTTCCGTTGCGCGGGGCGGGATGTTCCATTGGAGACCAAGGAAGGCGCTTTGCTGGCCGCTGCGGCTTTGGCGGTCGGTGTGAATAGGGGGATGCATGAAGCCTGACCTTTCCAGCATGACGACGGCCGAGGCGGACGCGTGGCGCGCAGGCTGGCGCGCCGCGCGGGATGCGGCATTTTTGGTGGCCGTGATGGCACGAGCCGAGGGCGAAGAATATCAATGGGACGGCCCAGAGGGCGACGTGATCGGGCGGTGGAAAGCGGAAGGCGAGGCGCATGCCGCGTTTCGAATCCAGCAAACAATCCGCGCCATGGAGCCGCCCGCATGAGCGCATCCCGCAAGCCCCGCCGCCCGCCTGAAACGTCCGACCTCGGCCCGGCGCAGCGCCTTCGCAACGGGACAGTCGTGCTGACATTCCGAGCCGATCCCGACAAGCCCGCCGCGCCAGCGATCCGAGGCGCGCGGGCGTTCATCGCGTATGAGGCGCTGCATTCGCAGGGGCTGATTTCTGACCCGGAGCGCGAGGCGGCGGATCGCATCCTGATCGCGGCCGAGCTGGTCACGGGCGCCAGGCTTGGCGATGGCGGGGGCGTGGCGGCCTGGGATCGTGGCGGTGTGTCGCCGAGCGCGGTGGCGGCTGCGGCGACGCTGCGGGCCGTGGGCGAGGTTCTGGACGCGGCGACAAGCGACGCGGTGACGCGGCTGGTGTGCAACGGGCAGGGGCTTTTCATCGCGCGGGCGCGGGCTGGTCTGGCGGCGATGGCGCGGCATTGGGGCATGGCGTGACGAAACGCTTGACAACGCGCGAAAACTCTAGGTCTATGGTGTTGGCGCCGTAGTCGCGCCGTGATCCTGCCCAACCCGGAGCCTCGCGGCCCGGGTTTTTCTTTGCCCGGAGCGCGCATGAGCCGAAGCACGATCCGCGTCATGTCGAACGGGCGGGAATACGTCGCGGGGCACGACGCTCAGCGCGACGACGACCGCATCCTGACCTTCGCGCTCGCCGAGGCATCCAAGGACCTGTTCCGGGTGGACCTGACTGGGTGGATGGGCGGCGCAACGCTCACCTCGGTCTCATGGACCACCACGGCCGGCACACTGGACGATCCGACCATTTCCGGCTCGGTGGCGAGCGTCTACCTCTCCGGCCTGTCGCGCGGCGATGTGGCCGAGGTCAAATGCACCGCGACGGCGGGCAACCTAACGCATCGGACGATCTTCCGCGTCGGCTGCCCCTTCGGCCTGGTCTACCTCGGCGACGGGGCGTTCCCCGGCGGCAACGCAATCGACGCCGAGACGGGCGCGATTTACCCGTAAGGACGGCCGATGCCCCGCATTCCTGCGCTGCCCGATTTCGCCGGGGTTGTGGCGAGCGATGACGAGTTGCCTCTCTACGACACCAGCGCCGACCTGACCTATGGCGTGACCATCGCGCAGATTGCGACGGCGGTGCAGACGATCACGACAGGGATCGAGGAAGCGCCGAACGATGGCGCGATCTACGCGCGGCAGTCTGAGGCATGGACCGAGGTAAAGGTCCGCGCCACGGTCGAGACGGTCTCGGGCACGACGCAGACGCCGGCCGTGGGCACGGATGGGCGATACTTCCTCTGCACCAATGCGTCAGGCTGCGCGGTGACGGTGCCGCCTAATTCGTCCGAGGCGTTCCCGGTTGGCACGATGCTGACGTATCAGCAGGACAACGCGGCGGCGGTGACGTTCACGGCCGGATCTGGCGTCACGCTGAGGGTGCCGGCGGCTTATCAGGCGTCGACCGCCGAGCAATACGCGGTGGTGCAGATCGCCAAGACGGCGACGAATACATGGACCCTCTACGGGCACCTCTTGGCGGCCTGACGTGGCGTTCAAGAAGGGCGATCCGAACAACCCGCGACGCGGCAACGGCGCAGGCTGGGGCGGGCCGGCGAAGGGCGCGTCTACCAGTCGGTTCGGGCGGGGCGACGACAAACTGCCGATGCAGGGCAAGGCTTGGACGGCCGATGTGGTGCGCGAGCGCGAGGCTCGGCTTGCGGCGCTGAAAGACAAGATATTCGACCTGGCGAACACTGCCGAGCGCGAGGAAACGCAACTCGCGGCGGCCGTCGCGTATCTCAACCGCGAGGAAGGGCTTCCGGTGGCGCGTCAGTTGACCGCGACGACGGACGAAGCCCGGCTTCTGAGGGTGGAAATCATTGACGCAACCGGCGATGCGGATAGCGGTCCGGCCGCAATTTCGGCCGCTGATCCAGACTGATCGGCGCTACACGGTATGCGTTGCGCATCGGCGCGCTGGTAAGACGGTTGCGGCGATTCAGAGGCTCATTCTTTCGGCTCTGGCCTGCCCTAAGGAGGCGCCGAGGTGCGCCTATATCGCGCCGACATACGGGCAGGCGAAGGCGGTGGCCTGGGATTATCTGAAACGGTTCGCGCGGCCCATCGCGACGCAGGTGCATGAAAGTGAATTGCGCGTCACGCTGCGGAACGGCGCGCAGGTGCGACTGTTTGGCGCGGAAAATCACGACGCGTTGCGCGGGCTGTATCTCGACGATGTGGTGCTTGACGAGTTTGCCGACATGCGGCCGGACATCTGGACGGTGATCCGCCCGGCGCTGTCGGATCGCCGGGGGCGCGTGCTGATCATGGGCACGCCGAAGGGGCGCAACGGGTTTTGGGATGTCTACCGCGACGCGCTGAACGACGGCGAATGGCTGGCGCTGTCGCTCAAGGCGAGCGAGACTGGGTTGCTCGTCGCCGAGGAATTGATCGACGCGCAGAAGCGCATGACGCCTGAGCAATACGCGCAGGAATATGAGTGTTCCTTTGACGCGGCTGTCATGGGTTCCTACTACGGCAAGGCGCTGGACGAAGCGCAGGCCGAGGGGCGCATCTGCCCTGTGCCGGTAGAGCGCAGCGCGCTGGTGCATACGTCCTGGGATTTGGGCATCGGCGACACGACGGCGATCTGGTTCTTCCAGACGGTCGGGCGCGAGGTTCGGGTGGTGGACTACTACGAAGCGTCTGGCGAGGCGCTGGATCACTACGCGAAGGCGCTGCACGCGCGGGGGTATCTCTACGGGGATCACTACCTGCCGCATGATGCCGAGGCGCGCGAGTTGGGCACGGGCACGACGCGGGTGGAAACGCTGGCGCGGCTTGGGGTCAAGGCAAAGGTGGTCCCGGCGCAGGCGAAAGACGACAGCATCAACGCGGTGCGGATGCTGCTTCCCAAGTGTTGGTTTGACGCCGAGCGGTGCCGCATTGGGCTTGAGGCTTTGAGGCTTTATCGGCGCGACTTTGACGAGCGGCTGAAAACCTTTCGGGATCGGCCTCGGCATGATTGGGCGTCGCATCCGGCGGATGCGTTCGCGCAGTTTGCGGTGGGGTTCAAGGAAGCGATGGCGGTGCCGGACATGGCGGCGATCCGGGCGCGACGCGGGCGCGGTCGGAGTGGCGGGGGGTGGATGGCGGCATGACCTACAAGGCGCCATACCGGAACGTGGGCGAGGTTCTTAAGGACTACCGCCGCCGGTTCCCTGATTACGTCCCGCATCCTGACGACGTGGCGCTGTTCCGCGAACTTGTGGAATTGGAGCGCGCGACGGAGCGGTTGACGCAGATGGTCGCGCCTTTTGAGAGGATCAAATACGTGGAGTTTTTTGATCCTGCCGAGCGGGGCGCGGAAACGTGACGCAGGTGGCCGGCGGCGTGACTTACGCGGAGTGGTATGCCGCGCCGCGCGAAGCGGATTGGCTTGCGAGCCTTTGGGCGGTGTTCCCGAACGGCAAGGTGAAGCGGTTCACGGATCGCGTTCGCAGTGCGGATTGCTGGGCGGCGAGCGGGCATGTGCGCCCGCCGGCCGGGTCTCTGTATGGCTACGGCGATCATCCCGTTTTGATGGAGACGGGCATCTGTCTGGACGGCTGTTGCTCTCTCGACGGCAGGATGCAGCGCGCCGAGCGTGAGGAATGGCTTGCGGCGAAAGCGGCGGCAATGCGGTGCGAGGCGGCATGAACGACGACGCCGACCACGCCGACCTGCTGCACACCGCGCTTGAGCGGTATCGGCAGGCTGTGAGCGCGGACCGGCAGAACCGCGACGAAGCGCTGGACGACCTGAAATTCCTCGCGGGCGAGCAATGGCTGCCCGAGGTTGAGCGGCAGCGGACTGCGGACGGGCGGCCGTGCCTGACGATCAACCGTCTGCCGCAGTTTGTGCGTCAGGTGACGGGCGATATCAGGCTCAATACGCCGGCTATCGTGGTGCGCCCGGTGGACGGCGGCGCGGACCCAAAGATGGCGGAGACGCTCTCCGGCCTGATCCGCAACATTGAGAGCGTGTCGGACGCGGACGCGGCATACATCCAGGCGGCGGAACACTCGGTCGCGTGCGGCATGGGCCATTTCCGCGTCAGCACGCGGTATGAGGATGACGACGCCTGGCAGCAGGCTATCAGCATCGAAGGGCTGAAAAACCCGTTCTCGGTGATTTGGGACCCGCTGGCGGTCAAACTGACGCGCGAAGATGCGCGCTACTGCTTTGTCGCCGAGCGGGTGGACCGCAAGGCGTTCCGCGAGATGTTCCCGGACAGCGCGACTACGGGGATTGATAACCCGGTCGCGTCGGATTGGCAGGATTGGGCGAACACCGACACCGTTCTGATTGCTGAGTATTGGGTCAAGAAGCCCGTTACGCGCGTCCTGGCGCGGATGCCGGACGGGCAGGTGCTTGACCTGACGGGGCAACCTCCCGCGCTGGTGGAAATGGCGCGTGCGGACGGCGGCGACGTTCGGATGGCCGAGGGGCATGCCATTTGCTCCTACCTGATCACGGCGAATGAGGTTCTGGCCGGGCCGTTTGAATGGCCTGGGAAATACATTCCCATCGTTCCCGTCATCGGCACGGAAATCACTGTCGGGGATCGCGTCGTGCGGTCCGGCATGGTGCGTTACGCGAAGGATGCGCAGCGGAGTTTCAACTACCACCGCTCGGCGGAAGTCGAGACGGTCGCGTTGCAGCCGAAGGCGCCATTCATCGCGACGGTGGAGCAAATCCGCGGCCTTGAGGAAGATTGGGATCGCGCCAATCAGGACAATATCAGCGTCCTGCGCTACAACCCGGACCCGCTGGCGCCCGGCCCGCCGACGCGGGTAGCGCCGCCGCTTCTGTCGCAGGGGCTCGCGCAACTCAGCGCCGAAGCCGCCGACGATATGAAGGCGGTTACGGGCATCTATGACGCGGCGCTGGGCGCGCGCAGCAATGAGACTTCGGGGCGCGCGATCCTGGCCCGCCAGCGCGAGGGCGATGTTGGCTCGTTCCACTACATCGACAACCTGTCCAAGGCGATTGCGCATGCCGGGCGCATCCTCGTTGACCTGATCCCGCGCATTTACGACCACGAGCGGGTGGTGCGCGTGCTTGGCGAGGATGGTTGCTTTGAAATCGCGCGGATCAATGTCGAGACCCCGGACGGGCGCCGGCTGAATGATCTTTCGGTGGGGCGGTATGACGTGACGGTCAAGGCCGGGCCGTCGTTCTCGTCTCGGCGCGATGAAGCCGCGCAGGCAATGCTGGAATTTGTCCGCGCGTATCCGCCGGCTGCGGGCGCGATTGGCGACTTGCTGGCCGATGCGATGGATTGGCCGGGGTCCAAGGAGATTGCGGCGCGGCTTAAGGCGATGATGCCGCCCGGCTTGGCAGAGAAGGCGAAGGCGCAGGCTCGCGGCGAGGAGCCTCCGCAGATGCCGGAACCGCCGCCGAGCCCGGACATGATCGAGGCGCAGGCGCGCGCGACGAAGGCGCAGGCGGAAGCCATGGAGGCGCAGATCAAGGTGCGCCGTATGGAAATGGGCATGGACCTGCCGGCGCCTCAGAAGCCGGACGCGCCGCCGCCGTTTGATCCCTTCGCAGACCGCGAGGCCGAGGCGAAGGCGCGCAAGGCTGAGGCCGATGCGGCGCGCGCGGAAGCGGACGCGGCGAAGGCGGAAGTCGAGCTGCGCATGATGCTGGTGCCCCCCGCGCCGGAGCCTGAGGCGCAGCCGGATCAGCCGCCGCAGCCGACGCAATTGGTGCTTGGCCCGGACGTGGCGCAGGTGTTCGGCGGGTTCGCGGATGCCCTGCGCTCCACGGGCGAGGCAAGCGCCTCTGCGGCTGCGCGGGCGGCGAGCGCGGCAGAGGCGGCGGCCAGGCCGAAACGCCTTGTGCGAGGCCCTGACGGGCGCGCAACGGGCTTGGAATAGACGGGGATAGGTGAATGGCAGCCCTTACGACCACCAGCGCAAACGATGTGCTGAATTACATACTGCGGAACGTCGCGCCGTCCTGGGGCGGGGCAACCACGCTGTATGTTGCGCTGCACTCGGCGGCGGTGGGGTCCGGCGGCGATCAGACGACGAATGAAATCACCTACACGGGATATGCGCGCGTTGCCATTGCGCGCAACTCGTCTGGCGAGTTCACGGCGGCTGCGTCGGGCACCACCGATAACGATAATCAGATCACGTTCGGGAACCCCACGGCGGGCTCGTTCCCGATTACGGTGACGCATATCAGCATCGGCGAGAATGCTTCGGGCGCGGGGACGGCGATCCTCACGACGGCGCTCGACTCCTCGCTGGTCATCAATCTCAACGTGCAGCCGAACGTCGCGATTGGCGCGCTTGACGTGTCTGCGGCGTAAGAGGAACCAAAACGCATGGCGTTTACCGGGATTGATAGCGTCGTCACCTCCATTACGGGGGGGAAGTCGCTGTTCATGGGCTTCAACCGGACGATCGACACGGGCGCGACTTCGGTCGCCGGGCGCTGGCATTCGTGCCTGACTGTCGGCGGCACGGGCGGCGCGATGACGCTCACGGGCACGGCCGGCACCGGCATCGTGATGAGCGGCAGCACTGGCGGGCGCCTGCCGGTCGGGCCGGACGTTTCGACGGACCTCAAGCATCTGGTCACGCTGCTGGGCACCACGCCCGCCGCGACGGCGGTCCCGGCAACCCTCATGCTGACGGATATTCTGCACATCTATCCGTCCTGTGCGCTCACGGGCACGCCTTCCACCCTGAGCAACCATCCGACGTGGACGGGCACCGGCAACACGCGCATGACGGCGGCGGGCGGTGTGCAGTGTTCGCTTCTGGTCACGACTGCGACCTCGGCCGGCAACGGGCAGATCACGCCGACGTATTTCGATCAGGACGGCAATTCGACCGCCGCGCCTTCGTCGCTGTATGCGGTTTCCACGACGCACCCCACGGGGTGCTTCTATGCCTCGGCGAATGCGGCGGTGACGCTGGGCTCGCCGTTCATGTCGCTGGCGGCGGGCGACTATGGCGTGCAGCGTGTCGTGTCCTACGTGGTCAACACGGGCGCGACCTCGGGCGTGGGGTGCTTCATCCTGCACCGGCCGATTGCGACGATCCCGCTTGCGGCGGTGAACACGCCTTCCGAGCGGTCGTTCATCTCCGACCCGTTCACCCTGCCGCGCGTCTATGACGATTCTTGCCTCGGCCTCATGATCAACGTGGGCGGCGCGCTCACGGCGTCTCAGACGCTCGCGGGAACTTTCGGGGTCGCGTGGGGCTGACGTGCTCGTCAACAATGGAACATACGTCCGCGCGCGATTTCTAGGCGGCGCGCTTGGGGATTCGGCGTCTGTCCTTGGTGTAGAAGCGCGGCGCAGGATCGCGAACGCGCAAGCCTTCGGCAACGATACGTCCTGGCCGCAGGGATACCAGTCCGTCACGCGGGCGATGACCCCGCCGCTTGTCGAAAGCGGGCAGATCGCGGCGCGCCTCGGCCTGGTGGGCAGCCTGGACGCCGATCTTCGCGGCATCGGCGGCATGACTGCGGCGGCAGCGTTCGACGTGAATATGACGACGGCCGCGAATGTGCTGTCGAACCTCTACGCGACGTTTGAGATTGACCTTGATGCGACTGCCGCGCTGAGGGCGCAGGGGGCTCTGTCGGCGGTCTTCGACATCATTTCTCGCCCATCGGCAAACGACATTTCGCAAGAAATTTGGAACTCGTTCCAGGTCGAAACGGGCTTCTCGGCGGCGGATGCGCTGCGGGTGATCCTGGCATCGCTGGCGGGCAAGGTTTCGGGCGCGGCAGGGACCACGGTGACGATCCGCGACGTGAACGACACGCGGGACCGCATCGTTGCGACGGTTGACGAGAACGGCAACAGGACGGCGGTCACGCTGGACGCGGACGCCTAGCCATGTTCGCGCCGCGCTACTTCGCGCGCCATTACTTCGCGGGGCGCTACTGGCCGCCCGTGGGCGACGGCGGCGGGGTTGTCGAGCCTCCGCAGCCTGCCGCCCCCGAGCGGCGCGCAACAGGCGGCAGGCGCCGGCCTGATTGGGAGCGGGAACTTCTTGACCGGCTGCTTCGGCTCAAAGCCGAGCGGGCAGCCTTGGGCCGGCTGCGGCCCGAAACGCGCACCGAGGAAATTCTCGGCGCGGATGAACTGGAATCGCTGCAACGGGCAGAACGGGAAGTCGCTCGATACCGGCGCCTGGCAGCGCAGGCTCGCGATGCCGCCATGTCGGCGCGGGCAGAACGGGAAATGCGCGCCACGACGGCGCTGATTGCCGCAGAGGCCGCAGTCGCGGCGGCGGAAGTCGCCATCGCATGGCGGCGCGAAGATGAGGACGACGTTGAATTGCTGTTGCTGGCCTAGCCGGTTGCAGCCATCCGCGCGCGGCGGTTCCGCGCACAAGCAACGCCGAGAGGCGTCGCGTCCCTTAGATGGACCTCATATCCGTGAATACGGAAACCCCCGCGTCGCCCGTTCAAGGCGAAGCGCCCCCGGCGGAAGATGTGACCTCGCCGAGCACGACGCCCGAGAGTGCGGAAAACCCTCCCGCCGAAGCCGATGCAGGCGCAGAACAGGAAGGCGAGGCCGCAGCGCCAAAGCCGCGCCCTGTCCAGAAACGCATCAGCGAACTTGTCCGCGAGCGCGAGGCCGCAAAGCGGGAAGCGGAATACTGGCGGCATCAAGCGCAGATCGCGCAGCCTGCCGCGAAGCCCGCCGACGCAAAGCCGGCCGAGATCAAGTCCGAGGATTTTCAGACTTACGAAGATTACCTCATCGCAAAGGCGAAAGCCGAAGCGGTTGCGACCCTCGAAACGCAGATGGCATCCCGCGCGAATGCGGCGAGGCAGGATGCGGAGGAGCGCGAGCGCCAGGCGATCACGTCCGAGTTTCACGCGCGGGCCGAACAGGCGCGCGAGCGATACGAGGATTTCGACGAGGTAGTGAACGATCCGGCTGTTCCGATTTCGCCCGTCATGGCCGATGCCATCGTGGCGAGCAATGCGGGGCATGAGGTCGCGTATTTCCTCGGGAAGAACAAGAAGGAGGCGGCGCGGATCGCGTCGCTGTCCCCGCTTGCACAAGTGATGGAAATCGCCCGCTTGGAAGGCCGCTTGACGGCGCCCAAGAGGGCTTCAACGGCGCCCGTTCCGCCCCGGACTGTCTCGGGTGGCGGCGCGCCTGCGCGTGATCCGTCTCAGGCTTCTACCTTTGAGGAATACCGCGCCCTGCGAATGCAGCAGGAGCGGAAAGCCGCGAGGTAGCCTGGGGCTTCCCCAAACCGCAGCGCCGTGAGGCGCCGCATCCCTAGAAGGACCTTCAGCCGTGGCAAACGCGCTGATTACGCCGACCGTCATCGCCCGCGAGGCGCTGATGCAACTCGACAACAACCTCGTCGTGGCCAAGACGGTGCATCGCGGCTATGACCGTGAGTATCGCAAGGTGGGCGAGAGCATCACCGTGCGCCGGCCGGTGCAGTTCAACGTCACCAGCGGGGCGACGCTCTCGCTCCAGGACGTTGAGGAAGCCGGCTTCACCATGGCGATGGACCAGCAGAAGCACGTCGCCTGGGAATTTTCCTCGAAGGATCTGACGCTCACCATCGAGGAATACTCCGACCGCTACATCAAGCCGGCCATGATCCGCCTTGCCAATCAGGTGGATGTGGACCTGCTGAACCTGTTCGACGACGTGAACAACTGGGCCGGCACGCCGGGCCAGGACATCAACTCCTTCACCGACTTCTCGAAGGGGCCTGAGCGTCTCGACAACATCGCGGTCCCGATGGACATGCGATATGCGGTCCTGTCCCCGCCCGACTATTGGGCGCTTGTCGGCAGCCAAACCACGCTCGGATCTTCGGATCGGCTGGTTGAAACCGCCTACGAGCGGGCGCGCCTCGGCCGCATCGGCAACGTGGAAGTCTACCAGGCGCAGAACGTGGCGACCTGGACGGCGGGCACGCGGGATAATTCTACCCCGCTGGTCAACGGCGCCGCGCAGAACGTGACCTATGCGAGCGCGAAGACGACCATGACGCAGAGCCTCATCTGCGATGGTTTCGACGCGAGCGTGACGGTGACGGCCGGCGACGTGTTCACCATCGCGGGCGTGTTCGACGTCAACCCGGTGACCAAGGCGACCCTGCCGCACCTCAAGCAGTTCGTCGTGACCACGGCGGGCACCGCTTCGGGCGGCGGCGCGCTGACGCTGACCATCTACCCGGCGATCATCTCGTCCGGGGCGTATCAGACGGTCTCGGCAGTGCCGGCGGACAACGCCGCGCTGACGTTCCTCGGCACGGCCTCGACCGGCTACCGCCAGAACATGGTCTATCACAAGAACGCCTTTGCCTTGGTGACGGCGCCGCTTGTGATGCCGGACGGCGCGGCCTTCAAGGCGCAGGAGACTGATTCGCGCAACGGCCTGTCGGTGCGCGTGATCAAGGACTACGACATGACGAACGATACCGACCGGATCAGGCTCGACATCCTCTATGGGGTGAAGACGCTGGACGGCCGGCTGGCGACGCGCCTTTCCGGCACGGCGTGATGAACGGGGCGGCGTCCTACGGGGCGCCGCCCTTTCTCATTTGGAGGATGCGGCATGGCTGATTGGCCGGCTTGGTTCTATGGCCCGAATGGCGAGGCAGAGATTTTCGCGAGCGAAGCGGACGTGCCCGATGGGTGGCGCGACACGCCTGCGCCCGCAGTAGATGCGCCGGAAACGCCGAAGCGTGGCCCGGGGCGCCCGCGCAGGGTGGCGGACGATGGCGACGGCGCGTGACCTGATCAACCGCTCCATGCGGGAGATCGGCGTTGTGGACGCGATTGAGGACGTATCGGCAGAGGATGCCGACGCGGCCCTGGACGTGTTCAACGATATGGTCGCGGGGTGGGAGTTGGACGGCGTTCCGCTCGGCCTTGGCGCCATGACGCTCAACACCACGCTCGCGGTTCCTGACAGCCATCTGGAAGCGATGCGGGCAAACCTGTCCGCTCGTCTTGCGCCGATGTTCGGGCGGCAGGCGGCGGCCATCGTCATCGAACAGGCTTCGCGCGGGCTGCGCGGGCTGCAATCGGCCTATTCGCGCACCCGCATCATGTCGGTTGACCCGGCATTGCGGCGCCGTGGTGTCGGCCTGGGGTGGCGCGCGTAATGTCCTACAGCGGGCGATACGCGAACGCGCTGCGATACCAGCCGGGCCGGCAGACGGGCGTATATCGCGAGTATGGCGGGCCTCGGAACGCGCTGGCGGGCATGATGCCGCAGCCGCAGGATAACCCGCCGTTTTCCGTGACGCAGCGGCCGGCGCCGAGCGCGGGCGCTCCCACACTTTCCGGCGGCACGGGGGCATTCGCGGGCGGCAGCGGGGCGCTGTCTGGCGGCGGGTATATCCAGAGCGGCGCGGGGGATAGCGCGCAGGGCGAGTATGGCGGGCCGGGGCCGACGGGCGCGCCGTCTACCGGCAATTTCGTGGATGATGTGACGGGCTACGGCCGCGCGGCTGGCCCCGCCATCGCGTCGATTGCGTTCGGCGGGCCGTTTGGGCTTGCAAGCGTGGTCGGCGGCGCGCTGGCGGCCGGTGCATTGCGCGCGGCGGGGCTGAACGCGACGGCCAATTCCCTGGCGACGGCGACGTTCGGTTCCCCGTTCGGCGGCATGACGAGCGTGGAAAACACCGCGACCGAGGGCGAGACGGGCGGGCTCAAGGCGGATACCGCGCCGGACGTAAGCGCGGAAAACCCGGCGGATACCAGCGGCAAGGATTTTGGCAGCGCGGACCCCGGCGGCTTCGGCGCCGAGAACACCAGCACCACGGGCGAGACGGGCGGCAGCAAGGGCGACACGGCGGGCGATGTGGGCGCCGACAGCCCGGCCTTCCGCGAAGGCGGCTACACGGGCCACGACGGCGACGGGGAACTTGAGCCCATGTCGGCGACCCTGCACGAGGGCGAGTTTGTCCTGCGCCCCGAGGCGGTCGCGATGTATGGGGTGGACTTCCTGCGCGCCATGAACGCGGGCCAAGTGCCGCGCAATGCGCTCGCCGGGGCGATGGCGCAGCAGCGCGCGACATCGGCCAATCATCTGTTGCAGAGGCTCCGCGGCTAATGCCCCGCGTGCCCTTCGCCTGGAACTCCTACCGCCATCGGTCCTTGCCGATTTCGGCGCAACGGCTGATCAATGTGTTTGCTGAAAAGCAGCCGCCGGGGTCGAAAGCCGAGATCGTGCTTCTGCCGACGCCGGGGCTTGTCGAGTTTGCGACGTGCGGCAGCGGCCAGGTGCGCGGCTTCATTGAAATGGCCGGGCTGTTCTATGTCGTGAGCGGGCCGGCGGTCTACAAAGTGAGCGCGACGGGCACGGCGACGCTGGTAGGCAGCCTGACGGCTGGCGGCCCGGTGACGATGGCGCAGAACGGCACGCAATGCCTGATTGTGGTGCCTGAGACGGGCGAGGGCTTCGTCGCCACGTCCTCAAGCGTGACGCTGATCAGCGACATTGACTTTCCGCTGGCGTCGTCCTGCACGTTCCTCGACGGCTATTTCATCGTGTCCGAGAAGGATACCGGCGCGTTTCATCTGTCGGCGCTTGGCGACGCGACGGATTGGCCGGGCGATACGCAGGAAGCCGAGCGGTCGCCGGACAACCTGGTGCGGATCATCCGCGTTGGCTCAGTGCTTTGGCTGATCGGCGAGACCTCGACCGAGATATGGAGCAACGTCGGCGCCGCAGACTTCCCGCTGGCGCAGGTATCCGGGGCGTATATCGACCGGGGATGCGCGTCGCGGGACAGCGTTGACGAGCGGCTCGGCACGGTGTTCTGGCTCGGTGATGACCGCGTGATCTATCGCAGCGACAATTTCCAGCCGGTGCGGATCAGCAACCACGCCATCGAACAGGCGATCGCCGGATACGCGCGCGTGAGCGACGCGCAGGGGTCCATCTACGAGCAAGAGGGGCACATCTTCTATTGCCTGACGTTCCCGCTTGCCGAAGCAACGTGGGTTTACGACACGGCAACGGGCTTCTGGCACGAGCGCGCGAGCGAGGGCCGGTCGAATTATCGCTGTGGGACGCTTGGGAACTTCGCGGGCGCGGCGATTGGCGGCGACCTTGTAGACGGGCGCCTCTACACGCTCAATCCGACGGTCTCGACCGAAGATGGCGACGTGATCATCCGCACCGCGACGGGAACGCCATTCTTTGCGGACAACAAGCGGGTTTTTTATAGCCGGTTCGACGCGGAATTTGAGCGCGGCGCCTCGGCCTATGCGGAAGGCATCAACGGCGAGGTGTTCCTCACGACTTCGGACGATGGCGGGCGCACCTGGTCTAACGAGCGGTGGCGCCCGCTTGGTTTCGTCGGGGAATACAGGCCGCGCGTGCAGTGGCATCGGCTCGGCTCGGCGCGCGAGCGGGTGTTCCGCCTGCAATGGTCCGACGATGTGCGCACGGCGCTGATCGCGGTCAACCTGGACGTTGAGGCGGGGGTATATTGATGAACACGCTTGCCGCCATGATGCGCCGGCCGCGCACCTTTGCCGACGCGCTGCCCAACCCCGACATGCTCCCGGAGCGTTTTCAGTCCTACCAGCCGCCCGAAGGTGATGAAGCCATGGAGTTTGGGCAGAACGAGTTGCTCAGGCGGATCATGCGGCTGCGCGCGCTTGGCGCTGATATCTGATGGCGGTTCGGAACTTCTGGCAGGAACCGCCTTACGGGGCGGAATTGGTGGACGGGAAGTCGCGCGTTACGGCGCCGTGGCACATCTGGCTGAATTTCGTCGCCAAATTCCTCGGCCGGCGCATCATTGTTGACGTTGTGTCAGATCCTCCGAGCCTTGTCGCGGGCGCTGCGGCATCGGCGAGCGTGACGGTCCCGAATGCTGAGGCTGGCGACTTCGCGGTTGCGTCGTTTACGCCGATGGACGCGGGGATTTCGATAACGGCGCAGGTGACGGCGGCGAATACCGTCACGGTTTGGCTGCACAATCTGTCCGGCGGGACAATCGACCTGGCGAGCGGAACGCTCCGCGTCATGGTGGAGAAAAACACATGAGTTGGACTTCTATCATTGGGCCGTTGGTGCAGGGCGCCGCGTCTCTCGGGTCCGCGTATCTCGGCGCCAATGCCGCGCGCGATGCGTCGCGTCAGCAGGGGCAGGCGGCGGATCGTGCGGCGGATGCCACGACCGCATCCCTGGGTTTGCAGCGCAGCATCTACGATCAGAACCGCGCGGACCTGGCGCCGTGGCGCGAGACGGGCGGGAACGCGCTGGCGGCGCTCTATCGCAATTGGGGCGGCGACTTCCGCGCTTCGCCCGGCTACGACTTCCGGCGGTCCGAGGGGCTGCGCGCGGTTGAGGCGGGCATGGCGGCGCGCGGCTTGAGCCAAGGGACGGCGCGGGATCGTGCGGCGGCGCGGTTTGCGGACGGGCTTGCGTCGCAGGAATATGACCAGTGGTGGAACCGGGGCGCGGGCCTGGCCGGGGTCGGACAGACGGCGACGGCGCAGGGCGTGCAGGCGGGCCAGAATTACGGCGCGCAGGCGGCGCAGGGCGCGGCCAATCTTGGGGCGATCTATGGGCAGGCGGGCAATGCAGCGGCGGCCGGCGGGATCGGGCAGGCGAACGCATGGGGCGGGGCGTTGAATAACCTCGCCAACAATGTGGATTGGACGCGGATCGCCAAGAGTTTTGGCTGAGGGGGCGCTGAGTATGTCGTTCCAGTTGGATAGCCGCATTCCGCTTGGGTTCCAGGGGTATGATCCGCAAGTGGGGCAGCGGAACGCGCTGCTTCGGTTGCAGATGCAGGCGGCCGAGCGCGACCTTGACGAGCAGAACGCGCTTCGCAGCGTGCTGGATCGCGCCGGGGGCGGGCTGTCTGCGGACGATCCGGCGAAGCGTGCGGCGGCTGCGGCGGAACTCGCGCAGGCCGGGCCGCGCGGGTATCAGATCGCGGCGCCGATCCTGACGGGGGTTCGGAACGAGCGGCAGATTTCGCAGATTATGGGGGGCATGGGCGGGGGCGCGCCGGCTGCGGCGCCTGCGGCGCCCGGCGGCGACGTGCTGACGCGCATTGCGGCCGTCGAAAGCGGCGGGAACGACGCGGCTCGCAATCCCGGTTCCTCTGCGGCGGGGCGGTTCCAGATCACGGATGGCACGTGGGGTTCCTACGCGCCGCGCCTTGGGCTGCGGCCGGATCAGCGCATGGACCCGGCGGCGCAGGAGCAGGTGGCGCGCGCGATCCAGGCCGACGCGCAACAGGCTATCGGGCGGCCTCTCAATCCAGGCGAGCAATACGCGGCGCATTTCCTCGGCGTCGGCGGGCTTCGGGCGTTCCTCTCGGCTGATCCTGGCGCCGATGCGCAGCAGGTCTACGCGCAGGCGGCCGGTCCGGGGGTGGCGCAGCAGGCTTTCGCGCGCAATCCTGGGCTTCTGGAGCCGGGCTTGACCGTCGGGCAGGTGTTGCAGCGGATCAGCGGGCGCGTGGGCGGTGGCGGGCCGCAGGAAGGCGCCGCGCGCCCGTCCATGCCGGGACAGCAGCCGACGCCCGCGCAGTTTGCGCAGTTGGTGCAGGCCGCGGCGGCGGGCAACGATGTGGCGCAGCGGCTCGTGCAGATGTGGGCGCCGTTCATGCGGCAGGAAAACGCCCCGGAGCCGTTGGAGCGCATTCGCGCGCCGGATGGTTCCGAGCGGCTTGTGCCGCGTCGCGAGGCGGCCGGCATGGTTTCGGCGCCTGCGCCTCAGGCTGGATCTGAAGGCGACAGGCTGCGCGCCCGGTATCTCGACCTGGACGGGCGACGCGGCGGGCTGAACCAGCGCGAGGCGCAGGAATTGGCGCTGATCGAGCGGCAGATGACCATGCCGCAGACGCTTGTGGACGCGACCGGGAGCATTCGGGTGGTGCAGCCCCCGCCCCTGCCGCGAGCGCAGGGCGAGACGGTGCCGCTGTCCGATAGCGCCGCGCCTCAGGCTGCCGGCGGTAGCGATGCGGCGCCTGCGGTAGTGCCTTCGGGCACGCGCGCGCCGGCATCCACGACGGTTCCCGGCGGCGCTACCGTGACCACCATTCCCGGACAGCGGCCGGCGCAGCCTCTGGAC